TAGAAAGAATAAAAGCAAGGCTTTTAAATGGAATAAAAGTAAATGATAGCGATTTTAACTTTATGAAATTAAACGCCAATTTATTTAAGAATATTAAATTTGTTAAGAAAAGAAAGGCTAAAAAAAAATGGCAGACACCCAAATCTTAGATGGCGAAATAATAATAACGTTGCCTGTGGAAAAGGTTTATCCAGGAATAAAGCGACAACTGGAAGAATACTTAAATCATTTTTCAATAAAAGTTATTCCTGTAAAAAAGTTGTCGCAGGCGCAAAATGGACTTATACACGTGTTATTAAAGCAGTTTGGAGATGAGATTGGATATACCTTGATAGAGATTAAGGAACTGATGAAAGAGCAGTTTGCAATAGCGACAGATAAACTGGACTTTTCCACAGCAAAATGCGATATGGAAACGGCAAATGAATTTATTTCGTTTATCATAGAACAGGCATTAGAACTTGGAATAAATTTATATATACTTGGAAAACACGATAAAAGGTATAAACATATATTAGAAATTGACAATATAACACAAAGATATGTGATTGCCTGCTTGAGAAAAAGAGTTTGTTGTATCTGTGGAAAAGAGCATAACGAGTACAACACAATCGAGCTACATCATTGGAGCTCGGTAGCGAGCATAGGAGGATACGAAAACTGTGACGGATTAAAAACACCATTTATGAGCTTATGTGCCAAGCATCATCAGGAATTCCACGCAACAGGCAAGGAAACATTTAAGAACAAATATTATATTGAAGGGGTGTGGTTAAATGTGGAACTTGTGAAAGAGTTGAAAAAGATTTATAAAAATCATTTCAAGGCATTTAAGGAGGAATAATGAGCAAATATAAATTAGGTTTTTCAATCGGCGATAGCTATTGCGGAGAAAATGCCGAGATTGATTTAATAGACGACTACGGCTATACAGAGGAAGAAGCGAAAGAAATAATAAATGATGATGACAAACAGTATGAATTATTTAGAGAATGGAGAAATGAGAATATAAATCAATCTTACTGGGTAGTGAAGGAGGAATAAAATGAAATTTTTAAAAATATATTTGTTAGTAATGACAATTTTTTTGGAAATATTGTTTATATGGCTCGAATTAAATGAATTGGCAAATTATTATGAAGCAATCAAAAATCAATTATTTGAAAGTTTTAATACCAGAACGATTCAAAGGAAGTCCGCGAGAAAAAGAGCAACAAAAAATATATTCAAAATATTGATTGTAGGGTCGCTAGTGTTATTCGGAATCTCTTTTTTGAAATAGTTCAGTCGCAGAAAGTCGTTTTGGCTGTAACAATAGCTTGAAATGTAGTATTTATAAGGGAAAATGACAGTCATGAAAAGTCGTTTTTATTAGAGAAAGGTTAGGAGGAGAAATGAAAATAGCAATATTGTTATTATTATTATTAGTACCAATTTTATTTTGGATTACATTTATTTGGTCAATATTTGAAAATGCAGTAGAAAGAATGAAGAATTATAATCTGCTCGGAATGTTAGCAAGTTTAGGTTTTGGGATACTTATGGCTTACGGATTGTATGAGTTTTTATTGAAAATAATAGATCCAGGATAAAATCATTTTGTTGAAGTCAACAAAAAGCATATTGCTGATGTCAGCAAAATGGTATTAAGAACGTTTGGATGATGTCGGGAAAACGATAGAAATTAGGAGGAAGTATGAAAAACAAGGATAGAATGCAATTCAATTTAAAAAACTGGAGAAAATTAAATTGGAGTTTATGGAACAGGGAAGATGAAAATAAAGCAAGTTTTGAAAAAATATTGAATAAAGACAAGTATAAAAAGAAATAGGAGGATTTGAAAATGTTAAAAAAAATAATGAAGATAGTGTTTTGCTTTATAATTACATTTATAGGTGTTGTGCAAATTGAACAAACTAAAGATCTTTTAGAACTAGCTAAATTAGTTGTGAGTTTTACATTCGGTATGTGGGTATCGAAATGGATTTAAAATAATTTAAGAAAGGAAATTGAAATGAAAAAAATATTATTAGGAATTACAATTTTAGGATTATTAGGAAGTTGTGCAAGATGGGAAGACAGTCAAAAAGATTGGAAAAGCGATACAAGTGGATTAAAAAGAATTGTAACGGTTTATACTCTCGACGGGAAACTCTTAAAAGAATATAAAGGAATGATAAGAGTAAGAGATTCGGATGAGAGCGGAAGAATATCGTTAAACTTAATAAGTGAGAATAATCGTAGAGTTACAATTGATAATGCAATCGTGATAACAGAGGAGGAATAAATGGAAATAATAATGAGAATGATAAGTGGACTAATTACATTAACGGCTGTATTAGTGCTAGTAAGATACATCTATGGATTAGTTATTATATTTAAAAATAAGGCAAAGACATTTAAATTTAATATAAGCAATATAATAGCATTTTTGATTGCTATGATTGTAAATCTGCTTGTGATTTACGGATTGATTTGGATTATAAAGTTTTTTTGTAATTAGAGTATAAAATGATATAATAAAGATAAATAAAAATTAAAGAGGAGAAAAGTATAGGAAAAATTAATTTAGATTATTTGATTTATAGAGGATTTAAAGAATTGATTGAAGATTTTATGGGAAATAGAAAATTTGAAACTTATTATGATATTGAGGATCAAATGATACTTAAAAATTTTGTGGTTTGTGTTGAATACAAAAATAGATTATTTAAACTATCAGCACAAAAATCATTTTCTGGCGACAGCGGATGGGATTGCAAAGAAACAAACACGAATGAATTAATAAAAAAGTTGGAAGATGAATTTGAGAAATTTAAAGAAAAAGTTTTGAAATTTGATGAAATAAACGAAATGAACTTCGATGAGTTGAAAGAAAAACATTTTCAAGAAATGGGATTGAAAAAAATAGGGAAATAAGGTATAATTAGGAGGTAAAATTGAACAAAAGAAAAGAACTTACACAAGAAGATATTAACGAACTTTTAAAGGATAAAGAAGTTTTGTATTTATTAGAGGATTTAGCAGAAGCTAAACGAATAAATATAGATATTGACATCAAAATTTTAGTAAAAAAAGGTAAAATATTTAAAAAATTTTATACCACAAGAAAATTAATAAATAACAGGGCAAAGTAACCCAAAGATTTGGTGAGCCACTGAATAGATAGATTAGAAATAGTCTATTTGTTTAGTGGCTCTTTTTGTTTTTAAGTATAAAAATAGCAAAATTTATATGAAAGAGATGATAAAAATGTATATTAAATGTGAAAAAATTAAAGAATTAGCAAAAAAAATAGAAAAAGAAACATTGAATGACTGTGAAGTAAAATATGAAGGAAAAGAGGATGAACGCATTGAGATATGGACAAAAACTTATGAGTGTTTTTCATATACTTCTAAAAAAGGATTAATATTTGAAATGCAAGATGGTTATTTAACTGAAGAAGAAATAGAGTATTTATTTAATGAATATAAAAAAATAAAAGAAGTAATTCAAAATTTTTTAGAACAAAAGGAAAAATAAAATGGGTATTATAACTATAATGGGTTTTATTATTTATATCATAGTAATGTTGATAGTATTTGAGGTTATCAATTATAATTTGAAGAAATATCTAAATGAAAGAATAAAAAGAAGTTTAGAACTCTTGGACAAATTAGAAGAGATTGAAAAAGATATAGATAACAAGGTAGATGGATTTAAGATAATGATATATGACAGATATCTTGATAGATGTAGAGTAGGAATGAAGAAACAGAGAGAAGAAGACAAAGGATTAAGAGGTAAGCTAACAGAAATAGAGAGCAAATGTTCAAAATAGTGAGCATATCAAGTTAAGGTTAAAGCGAAAACAAAAAATGGAATTTTGATTAAAAAAGGTACTTCTGAGAGGTCAAAAAAGAGCGAACGGGTTCGAAGCCCCAGAAAAAATATGTGTGATGACTTTTTTTTGATTAATGTCGTGTCGGAAAGGAACAGATAAAAAATGAAATGAAGATAGATGATGAAACAATTGTTAGTTTAAAAATGCTAGCAAAAATGATAGGTTTGAGCGAGAGACAAATACAAAGGCTTGTTAAAGAAGGTGTAATAAAGAAAAACGACAACGGAAAGTATTTATTAGTAGAAAGTGTGCAAGGGTATTTGAACTATGTAGAAGATAAAAGCAATACAGATGTGGATTTGAAAGAAGAAAAGATAAAACAGGAAATAAAAAGGCTTAAAAAAGATACTGAATTAAAAGATTTAAAAATAAAAGAAACTAAAAATCAATTGCATTTAGCGTCAATTGTAGAAAAAGTAATGACTGATATGCTTATGAACATTAAAGGAAAGTTGCTTTCTATATCTAGCAAGGTAGCACCAGCAGTTATTGCTTCGGATAATCTCGGGGAAATTCAGGATGTTATTCAAGATGAAATATTTGAGGCTTTAGAGGAACTTAGCGAATATGATCCAGATATATTTAAAAATAATAAAATTTTTGTAGAAAATGAGGAAGATATGGAAGTGAAAGTTGAAAGTGAAAAAAGAATTAGAGGAAGACCTAAAAAGAACAGTTAAATTATTTAAAAAAATTGCCTTAGTTTTAAAGCCACCACCAAAATTAACAATTGATACTTGGGCGGATATGTATAGAGTTTTATCAACTAAAAGTTCAGCAATTCCAGGAAAATGGAAAACTGACAGAGTGCCATTTCAAAGAGAAGTAATGAGGGCAATTTCTGATAAAAATACAGAAAAAGTTGTGATGATGTATGGAGCTCAGTTATCAAAAACAGAAATTCTTATGAATACTGTTGGATATTTTATGGACTACGAACCTTCTCCGATTATGTTTTTAATGCCCACGAAAGATATGGCGGCTGATTTTTCAACAACACGGCTCAATGACATGATTCAATCAACACCGCAACTTAGGAGCAAAGTAATTGAAAGCGCTGATGCCAGAGATACAAAAAGGCAAAAAGAATTTTCGGGAGGGTACATCGTTTTAACTGGGAGTAATTCAGCTTCAGAATTAGCAAGTAGACCAATCAGAGTTTTATTAGCAGATGAAATTGACCGTTTCCCTCGAAGTGCTAAAAAAGATGGAGACCCATTGAATTTGGCGATTGAAAGGGTAAAAACTTGGGCAAACAGCAAAATAGTTTTAACAAGTACACCAACGATTAAAGGCGGAAGTAGAATAGAACTCGAGTATGAAAATAGTTCTAAAGATGAATATTATATTCCTTGCCCAAAATGTGGAGAAATGCAAACTTTAAAATGGGGAAATATTATTTTTGAAGATGTGTCACATAAATGTGAGAAATGCATGGAAACTTCAACAGAGTACGAGTGGAAACGAAACCTTATTAAAGGCGAATGGAGAAGTACCAATCCTGATGTAGACCCACATATTTCAAGAGGATTTCATGTATCAGAGTTATATAGTCCATTTACCAAATGGGCTAGCATGATTCGCAAATTTAGAGCAGCAAAAGGCGATGAACAGCTTATGAAAGTATTCGTAAATACAGCTCTTGGGGAATGTTGGGAAGAAAAAGTTGAAAGATTTGATTTTGAAAAAATACAAGCGAGAGCTGAGGATTATGGAGAATATATAAACGAAGAAGATGGTACGATAAATGATATTGAAATACCTGATAAAGTTACTGTATTAACTGCTGGAGTGGATGTTCAAGACAATAGGCTTGAAGTTGAAATTGTTGGATGGGGACCAGGAGAAGAAAACTGGGGGATTTATTATAAAGTGATTATGGGAAACCCTGCGTTGCCGTATGTCTGGAATACGTTGGATGAATTTCTTATGAGAGATTTTGAATATCAGAATGGAGAGAAAATAAGAGTTGCTTGTACTTGTATTGATACAGGCGGACATCATACTGATGATGTTTACAGGTATGTAAAAGTAAGAGAACAGTTGAATATTTTTGGAATAAAAGGAAGTGGAGAAGCTGGAAGACCTCTTATTTCACGACCTAGCAAAAATAATAAAGGTGGAATTTCCTTGTTTGTCTTGGGAGTTAATACTGGAAAGGATACTATAATGAGTAATCTTAAAGTAACAGAACCAGGAGCTAAGTATATGCACTATCCAAACGACCCTAAACGTGGATATGATGAAGTTTATTTCAAGGGACTTACTTCTGAAATAAAAGTTGTTACATTTAGCAAAGGGCAAGCTAAAATCGAGTGGAAAACAATTGGAGATAAAAGAAATGAACCTTTGGACATTCGGAATTATGCACAAGCAGCACTAAGAATAGCGAATCCTAACTTAAATATACGGTATTCAACGGATGTACTTAATAATTTTAGGACACAACAAAGAAATAGCGGTAGGCGAATAATTCGTAGCGGAATATAGGGAGGTAAAAATGTATAGTGTAGAGACTTGCAAAGAAATGATAAATTCATATATTGAGGCTGAAAAGTCTGTATTGTTGGGACAGAGCTATAAAATTGGAAGCAGAGAATTGACTAGGGCAGACTTAACCGAAATTATAAAAGCTAGACAATTATGGGAGCATAATTTAACACTTGCACAAAACAGTGGACGGCGTACACAGTCTGTACAGGTTATAATAAGAGATTTGTAATAGTTAGGAGGTGGAAATAATTGAATTTATTTGATAAGGCGGTAGGAGTATTTAATCCAGAAAAAGCATTAAAGATGGCTGGAGCAAGAGAAAGGCTAAAGCTGTTTAACCAAAATCAAAAAATAATGAATAAAGGTTATGGAGAACACGGTGCAAGTACCCGTAAAAAATCTCTGAGAGGATGGTTTGCTTCTCTCGGTGGAGTAAAGAACGACATTTATAACTACCGTGAAAAACTTGTGGCTCGTTCCAGAGATTTATATATGGGAGCACCTCTGGCTAATGGAGCTTTGAATACAATGAAAATGAATGCTGTTGGTTCAGGATTAAAATTAAAATCAAGTATTGATTCAGATATTGTAAACTTATCCGAAGATGAGATAGAAACGTTAGAAACTAAAATTGAAAAAGAATTTAATTTGTGGAGTAATTCTAAAATAGATCAAACAGGTTTACTTAACTTTTATGAAATTCAAGATTTAGTTTTCTTAACAACATTGTTAAATGGAGAATGTTTTGTTCATTTGAATTATTTTGAAACCCAAGAAAATCCATATAGTTTGAAATTATCTATAATTGAACCTGACAGGGTGAATACTCCGAGCAACAAAACGAGCGATACTTCTATTGTCCAGGGAGTACAATTAGACAAAAATGGACGTATTAATGGTTATTATATTCAAGAGCATAATCCGAATGATGAAATCAGAGGCATGAATCAGTATAAATATGTAAAAATGTATGGAAGTGAAAATCAGTTAAATATAATTCATTTAACAACTGCGGAGCGTCCAGGACAGGTAAGGGGTGTACCGATATTAGCTCCTGTAATGGAAAGCTTGAAACAGCTCGATAGATACACAAATGCAGAATTAACAAGCGCAATCATCAGCAGTATGTTTACAATTTTTATTGAATCGGCTGATATACCTCAAACAAATCCAGGGGATTTATCGAACGTCGGACAAAAAGATACCATAGCAAACGAAGAATCTGGAACGCTGGAACTTTCAAGCGGTGCAATAGTATCTCTTAACAAAGGCGAAAAAGCAACATCAGTAAATCCAGCAAGACCTAATGCACAATTTGACCCATTTATGACAGCTATAATACGGCAAATTGGAAGCAGTTTGGGCATTCCTTACGAACTTATGATAATGCACTTTACAAGCAGTTATTCGGCGAGTAGAGCAGCTTTATTAGAAGCGTGGAAGACTTTTAGAAAAAAGCGTGAATGGTTTGCAAAAAATTTTTGTCAACTTATTTATGAAGAGTGGCTAAGAGAGTCTGTTTTGCTTGGAAGAATAGAAATAAAAGATTTTGAAAATGACATTTTGATTAGAAAAGCATACAGTAATGCAATTTGGAGTGGAACTTCACAAGGACAGTTAGATCCTATAAAAGAGGTTAATGCGGCAATTTTGAGAATAAATGCTGGATTATCCACAAGAAGCCGTGAAACTATCGAATTAAATGGAGGAGATTTTGAGCAAAATATAAAAATACTGGCAAAAGAACAAAAAATAGCAAATGAGAAAGGAGTGATTTTGGATGGGACAATCTATACCGAACCACCAAACGATGAACCAGGGGAATAAAACTATATGGAATTTAGTCAAAAACGATGATAAAAGTGCTGAATTAATGCTTTATGGAGATATAGCCGAGAGTTTTTGGGGCGATACGATAAGCGCTAAAGAAGTAACGGAATATTTGGCTGACTTAGATGTAGAAAATATTGATGTTTATATTAATTCAAACGGCGGAGTAGTTGATACTGCTATTGCAATTAATAACGCTTTGAGAAGACACAAAGCTAAAGTAACTGTAAATATTGACGGTATTGCAGCAAGTGCAGCCACTTTAATCACATGTGCTGGAGATATAGTTAGAATGCCTAAAAATGCTTTGTTTATGATACACAATCCCTCAACAATTGCAATGGGGGATTCAGAAGAGATGAGGAAACAGGCAGATGTGCTTGAGAAATACAAAAATTCAATAACAGAAACCTATTTGCAAAAGGTTAATATTGATAAAGAGAAATTATCAGAATTAATGGACAACGAAACTTGGTTAAACGCCGAAGAAGCATTGGAATATGGATTTATTGACGAAATAACCGAAAATACAGATATTCAAGTAGTTGAAAATAAGGTAATTTCTAATAACATGGTATTTAATATGGCGGAGTTTAAAAACTTTAATGTTGATAAAAATATAAAAAATAATGGAAAAGGAAGTGGAAAAATGACAAAAGATGAAATAAAAGCACAATTTCCTGACATTTATACCGAAATTGTAAATGAAGGAAAAGAAATTGGAGTAAAGGAAGAAAGAACAAGGATACAGGAAATCGAGAATTTAGGATATAACCACGAAGTAGTTGATAAAGCTAAATTTGAAGATCCTAAAAATGCTAGAGATTTAGCATTGGAAATTGTAAGTTTAATGAAACAGGAAAATCAAAATAAACTTAACAGAATACAAGATGAAGGGAAACCACTTAACAATACGCCAAAAGGTAATGATGATGGGGTTAATGATGAGCAAAAAGCAGCAAATAAAATTTTAGCATTTTTTAAGAAAGGTGGTAAATAAATATGAAATATGATTATACAAATGAGTCAGATCATTTGATTGTTGGCAAAAAAGAGCTAGTTGTAGCGGAGCTTATTTTACAGATTGGAAAAACTGTAAAAAGAGGGGATATTGTGGATAAAGATGGTGCAATAATAACTGATGCTGGAAAAGTGTTTGGAATTGTTACAAGAGATGCCGATGCAACTGGAGCTACTACGAAAACAACTGTTTATACTGAAGGAGAATTTAATATTGAAAAAGTAAACTTCGGTACAGCGACAAAAGAAAAAGTAATTGAGTTATGCAGTGATAGAAATATTTATTTAAGAGCATTGGGAGGTAATGAATAACAATGAGCATGAATTTAGATTTGAGTTTAAGAACATTATTTTTAGTAACAGAGGCAATGCCGAGACCAAGAACATTTTTATTTGATACATTTTTTGGAAATAGAGAAAATTTAGATACCGAAACAGTAACTATTGAATTTAAAAATGGTAGAAGATTGATGGCTCCATTTGTTGATAGATATGTTGACGGAGAAGAAATGCCAAAAGATACATTTTCAGGAAGAACATTCAAACCTTATGCAGTCGCTCCTAAAAAGACGTTTCACGCAGATGAGTTGACTTTTGAAAGATTGCCAGGAGAAAATCCGTTTTCACAAAGTGATCCTGATACAAAAAGACAGAAAAAAATTGCCGAAACTTTGCAGGAACAAAGCGAACAGATTGCAAGACGTTGGGAGGCTATGGCAGCTGAAACATTATATAAATTACAAACTACAATCGACGGAGAAGGAATATCAGACACAATCAAATATTATGATAATTCTTCTACGGAACATCATACAAACGTCGCTTCAACTTGGGACAATGCTAATTCTGACCCAATTAAAGATATAAAGGCTGTATTAAGCGAAATTAATAAAGCTGGAGGAACTAGACCAGAAGCCATAATTCTTGACCCATTGGCTTCGGAATTATTTATTAATAATAAAGCTGTACAAAATATGATGAATCTTAGAAATGCTTATTTTGGGGGTATAAGACCTGAAGTTGAGGGTGTAAATGGTGCAAGTTATATTGGTACATTGACTGGATTAGGAATTGATATTTTTGAATATCAAGAATATTACGATTATGTGGATAAATCTACAAAGCAAACTAAAACAAAAGCAATTATTCCAGATTACACAGCTTTATTTGCACCGAAAGGCAACTTAGTAAAATTTGGAGCTGTAAGTACAATTAAAGATGGACTTTTGGAAGGGGATTTAATCCCTAGAACCTACACAAAGGAAGAAAATGATACTATCACAATCCGCACAATGTCAAAACCAGTAACAATTCCTTTAAACACAAAATCATTGAAAGTTCTAAAAGTTAAGTAGGTGATGGTTGATGGCAGTATATATAGTTAAAGAATCGTTTATTTATGACGGAAAAATACAAAATATCGGCGAAGAAGTTCAAATACTGGAAAAAGATGTGATTGAAAATTGTATCAATAGAGGACTGATAGAGAAAAAAGACAATAAAAAAGCAGATACAAATGACATTCTTGAAGAAACAGGAGTGTCAGATTCAGATTCTGAATCTAAAACGGATAAAAATAAGAAAAAGTAGGTAAAAACTATGAATTTTAAAGATATTTTAGAAAATGATATACAAAACACGTTTTTAAATCCAAAAGAATTTGGAGAAACACATAATTTGAATGGTGTTGATGTTATTTGTGTGACAGATGAGGACAGTTTTCAGGAAAAGGAAATTAGCGGGAAATTAACAATAGAAAGTGGATTTTACAAGGAAGGGATTACAGTATTTATTGATAAAAAATATTTGAAGTATAAACCTGAGGGTAATATGAGGATAGATTTTGACAATAAAGAATGGATAGTTGCAAACTGCAAAGAGAACTTTGGTGTGTATGAACTTGATTTGTATAGATACACGGATTATTAGGAGTTGATTTAGATGTTTACAATTCAATTTGATGAAAGTGTCCTTAATGATATTGAGAATAAGTTCGTTGAATTTCCGCAACAAGCTCCAAAGGCTTTGGCAAGTGCTTTGAATAGGGTTTCAACTATGAGTAAAACTCGTATGGTTAGAAATGCAACTAAGACCTATACGGTTAAATATGGGGATTTATTAAGCGGATTGACTATGAAAAGAGCTAATCCTGGTAAGCTTATGGCTGAAATCAATTCTAATGGAGGTTATTTGGGATTAGACCATTTCCAATTGAATCCGAGTACAAGAACAGGCAGAACATCGGTAACGGCTACAGTAAAAAATGGGAATGGAATAATGCTAAATGACAGAACGTTTATAGCATATAAAGATGGTCGTTTGGGGGCATTTGAAAGAGAAGGAAGTGGACGATTGCCAATCAAAAGAAAATATGGACCGTCTGCTCCGCAAATGTTAGGACCTACAACGTGGTTACCTGATCTTGATGAATTTATGTCTCAAAAATTAAATGAAAGGTTTGAACACGAGCTGAATAGGCTCTTATCAATGTAATTTATGAGTATTAAAGTGATTGAAAAAAGTTTATACGACTTTTTGTGTGAAGAATTTAAAGATACTGATTATCAGATATTCCGAGGGGCGTTGCCAGTTAGGAGATACGGTGAAATTGACAAAAATACAGGACAGAAAAAGCCGTTTTTTCCTTGTGTGACATTAAGGGCTTTGAGTTCTAGGCAAGTTGCAGAAGGAATGGATAGTTATGATTGCGACGCTACTTTTGAAATAATAGTTGGTACTAAGAATGAAGATTATATTGATAATCTTTACAAAGGTGAAGAAATTAGAGGTAAACTTTTGACTAAAGTTTATGACGAAAGAGGTTGGGCAATACGGGAAGATAAAGAATTTAAGTGTGATTTATATAGTGACGAGTTTGGAGATTTTATATTTTCAAGAATCACATTTACGGTTTGGGATTATCCTGTTGAGCCTAAAATTTTGGAGGAGGAATAATGGAAGATAAAAAGCAATATATTTATTTAGGAGATACGCTTGAATTCAAAGACATCAGATTTACTAAAGGTGTTATTTATTACAGCAATGAAGTGATTGAAGAAAAATTTGAGAAATATCCACTTTTGAAAAGAACTTTAGTGGATGTTAATCGAACTAGTGAAGCATTACAAAATGAAAAATTGCTTGAAACGGTAACGCAGCAAATTAAAGACCAAATAAGAGAGGAGGTTGAATAATGGGTTATAAACACGGAACTTATCAAACTGAGACATCGAGTGACATATCATTGCCAATAGTGCTTGATTATGGGCATTTTATCGTAGGAACTGCACCAATTAACAAAGTAAAAAGAGAAAACAGAAGAGTGAATGAGATTGTAAGATTAGGAACTTATAAAGAAGCTGTTCAGTATTTCGGGGACACTTACGACTTGGATTTTTCGATTTCGCAAGCCATAAAGGTGTTTTTTGAATTATATAAAGTAGCACCACTTTATGTTGTGAATATCTTGGATCTTGAAAAACATAAAACAGTTAAAAAAACTCAAAATGATTTGAGCTTAACAAATGGCAAAGTTGTTATTCCAAACCATAAATTGATAACAGATACATTAGTAGTTAAAGAAAATGCAACATCACAAGTTATTTCAGACGCTGTAACGATGTGGACGGATGAAGGACTTGAAATATATGCTAAACCGTCAAATGGCACTAAAATTGATATTGAATATGAAGAAATTGATTTGTCAAAAGTAACGAAAGCACAGGCTTTAGGTGGATATGATATTTCAACGATGAAAAGAACAGGGCTAGAGTTATTAGATGAAGTTTTTTTAAAATATTCGGAATTACCAGCTTTCATTGATATTCCAGATTTTTCAAGCGATAGTGAAGTTGCTGCGATTATGCAAACAAAAGCTAAAAATATAAATGGGAATATGTTTGAAGCAGTTGCATTGATTAATGCGCCGATTGACAAGCCTTATGACCAAATTCCAAAATGGAAAGATGATAATAACATTAACGGAAATGACCAAATTGTATTATACGGAACATTGGGATTGGCTGGTAAAAAATATATTCAGTCTATTCAGTATGCTGCTTTGTCGTTATCAGTAGATAATGAAAATGGTGGAGTTCCATCACAAACTCCGTCTAATTATTCATATAAATGCGACAGTTTATATTGGAAAAATTCGAGTGGAAATCTTGAAGAAATAATCTTAGATAAAGAGCAACAAGCTAATTTACTGAATAAAAACGGAGTGGTAACTGCTATTAATTTCAAAGGTTGGAAATGTTGGGGGTCTGAAACTGCACTTAATCCAATGGCAACAGATCCTAAGGATAAATTTATATACACTCGTAGAATGTTTAAGTATATAGGGAATGAATTGGTTGTAAGTTATTTTGATAAAGTAGATAAGAAATTTTCTAAAAAATTAGCTGAAACAGTAACGAAATCGATGAATATTAGATTAAATGCTATTGTAGCTAGAAATGATTTGTTGAGTGCAAATGCTGCTTTATCAGCTGAAGATAATGACACGATTAATGTTACAAATGGGGATATAACTTGGGTTATTAAATTGGGAGTAATTCCTGGCATGAAATCGGCAACATTTAAGAAAAAATATGACGCAGACGCATTAACTGAGTTTGCAAATAGTTTAGGAAAATAGGAGGATAAAGAATGGCTAAAAAGAAACTGCCTTTGGGAATCGTTGACGCTGACCTTTATGTCAATGGTTCGAATGCATTAGAAGGAGTTGGAGTAGTAGAACTTCCGAATGTGGAATCGGCAACAATAACGACCGAACAGTTTGGCATGGCTGCAGAATTTGAAGCTCCGTTGATTGGACATTATAAAAAAATGTCAGCTAAGGTAAAAATGGATAGTATGAATGATACGTTATTGAATTTTAATAATAATGATTCAATCACATTAGAGTGTTTGGGAGCTTTACAAGAATTAGATAGAATGTCGCACTCGCCAAAAGTAACTGGTGCAGATGCAACATTGAAAGGATTTATCACAAAATTTGATGGTCCTAAGGTTGAAAACGGTAAGAAATTTGAAGGTTCATTTGATTTGAGTATAACTTATTACAAATTAATGATAAATGGCAAAACAATCATTGAAATTGATGTATTGAACGGAATTTCGAATGTAAACGGAAGTTTGAATAATATCATAAGACAATTATTAGGACATATTTAGGAGGAATAGAATGATTATAAAATTAACGAAAGAATATGATTTAGGAAGTAAAAAATACAAAGAAATAGATTTAAAATTGGATAATTTGACAGGGGCAGATTTATTGGAATGTGGAAAAGATTATAAATCAAGAATGAAATCTAATGCTGAAAACTTTAAAGATTTTGATGATGCTTGGGCTTTGACTGTGGCTGAAAGGGCATCAGGTATTAAATATGGGCATTTAATGACATTAGGCGCTGAAGACTTTTTAAAAGTGGTAAATCAAACTAAGAATTTTTTAGTAAAAGGTTGGGGAACGGACGAAGACAAGGACGAGAAAACTCCAACGGCGGAAGTGTAACAGATGACTTTTTAGACTTGATTACAGATTTATTGAGTGGGCTCAACTATTTTAAAATGAATATTAGTTATGAAACACTTACGAAATGTACATTTGATGAGCTGGATTACTGGATAGCAAGGGCTAATAAGTTGATTGAGGAAGAAAAAGCAAGGCAAGAAGAGAGTGAATAAAAAAAGGGGATTAGTCGTCCCCACCAATGAAAACTGATAAAAATTTAAATAGAACTACGATAAGAGCTATAACTGTGATTACAGGGCTTATAGCAAACATAAATGATATAAATATAAATAAGAAAAATAATGATGGAATAGATACAACTAGACCAAATAATATTATTAAAGTCATTTCTAGCGGAGTATATTTTTTATCTGATTTATTAATTTTCATAAAAATCACCTCTTTGATTTATTTAATATATTATACCATATTTAAGAGAAAAGATCGGAAGAGCAGATCGGAAGAGC